TTGTTTTATCGGGACCAAATTTATCCCAAATAAAATGAATAATTGAGTTTTTAACTTTTGATAATGTTTTTTTATTTAATACACCAGTTATTAATTGACCATCAATAATTTCTATTTCTTTTTTACCATTTTTAATAACAGTATTATTAATACCCTTTGGTATTATATATGAAAATATTTCATGACCTGTATAATATTTATCTTTTTCTATTTCATATTTATTATCGGATGTAGTACAACATAAAAAGTTTGCTACTTCACTTCCAATAATTTTAGTATTTAATTTAGTTAACAAATAACAACCAGATAATGCATCTTGTACACATCCAATAATTGGATTTGAATCTTTTGCACCAATAATCTGATATTTAACATTTGCTATACGTTTTAATTCATTTCTGGCTTGCACTGACTGAGCCAGATGTACATTCATTTCGTCTCCCGGCGAATAATCTTCATACTTTCATATGAAGCCGGACTGTATCTTAAGCCACATCAGGATGATTAGTCCATCATTTATGACCAACAACCGTTCAGTCTCTGAATGCCTACCATACTCTATCATAACGTTAAATTCAAGCATAACTTAAATTTAAAGCTTAGAAAAAAAATAAATTTTTTCTTTTACGAGATTAGATAGTAACACTGCGGATTGTCAATTACCCTTAAATTTCAATTTCACCATAAGTTTGCTTTGTTAAAGCTAACCATGCCATTGCTTTTTCTAATTTTTGAACATCTGAATCTTGACTACTAAAAAATGCTTTATTGTATAAAATAGAATTAATTTTAATTTGAGCAAATAAACCAGTTTTTCGTTTATATATATTTGGTGGTAAACCTGAAGTCTCTTCAGTTCTTCTTAATCCACCACCAATTGCTCTCATTTTATTAGATTCTATTTTTTTCATTTCATATTCTTTCTTATGTATACTATCTTCTGGTTTACTATCACCAATAAGAAAATTATACCCAACATCATCTTTATAAGTTTGCAATTCTCTTATATAATGTTCTTCACGTAAATTCAAATCTTCTTTAATACAAACCTCTAAAGTTTCAGTCTTAAAATTTTCAAATCCAAATTCACGTATATCATTATATAATAAAGGTATTTCATTACTACCTTTTTTTGCATTAGATAAATGTCTTTTAAAACGTCCTGTTGCACCATGTTTATAATTAGGTGTTCTAGCATGTTTTACAAAAGAATATGCTTTTCCAACATATTTTTTATTATTCACAATGTTTGTTATTAGATAAATTACTCCTGTATTTGTTGTTTCTTCCATTATATAGAATAGTAATAAATATTTAAATAATTTATTAGCAATTTTTTAAATCAGAATTTAAAAGATATCATATTCATTTTTACTATACCTCCGATCATTATCCGGAGCCATTTAATTATTTCTAATTAAACTTAGTAGAATATGCTTTACGAGTTTCCCGCAACAAGTTGTTTTGCCTAAAAATATTATTTTTAGACTAGAGGGTAACAAGCTTTTCACTCCCCCTGTTTTTGACAGTGATGGATGTAGATGATAACATCTAACATTTTTGTTTATCAAAATCGGCATTGTAGGGCGAGCATGCAGAAACATTTACCCTAAAAGTATGAATATCATCCCTATCCAATACGTGTATTTTATGTCCCATCATTGATGGTTTATGTAATGTAGGTTGTCTATTAAATAATACATAATCGCCATTAACAGAATGTCTTGCAACTGTATCTCCAATGTTTAATTTAATAGTTTTTTTTCTATATTTCAAATCAATATTTTGAATAATATAATCACCATCTTTATAAATTTTACGATATACAAAATTTGCACCTGGATAAACATCTCTACCATTACGTACTAATTTTGTTAAATGTATTTTATTATATGGTGTAACTTCTTCAGGAATTGTTAATTCCATTGCCATTTTTTTTGGTATACCCACTTGATCTATATCAATGTATGGATCTGATGTAATCACTGTACGACCGCTAAAATCTACTCTTTTTCCCATGAGATTACTACGGACCCGACCTTCTTTACCTTTAATACGTTCAGAAATTGATTTAATTGGTTTATTACCAGTTCTAAATTCAGATTTGGGAACAGTAATATTATCATTATCAAAATAAACAATAATATGATATTGTAATAAATTACTTATATCTTGATTATATGTTGATAATTCGTTATTAACTATTTCTTTTTCTAATTGTGTTCTAACTCTTTTATTTGCATTTATTATATCAGCAATTTTTAATGTTATTGAATCTTCCATTGTTGATGCTTGCATAAAATCAATTTTAGCAGTAGGACGAATAATTACTGGTGGAATTGGAAATTTTTCGATAATTAAATCTTCAGGTCTAGCAATTTTAGGATTAAACCCAAGTAAATAACAATCAATATCTGATAAATTTTTTAAAATATTATAACAATCTCTTGGTTTTAATATTTGTGTTATTTTTTTTACAGACTCATTTATTTCACCTGTTTTTTCATCAACAGTTTGTATTCCAATATCTCTTTCTAATATTAACCTTAAAGATGCAGTACTTTCTTTTTCTTCTTTTTTAATTTTACCAACAGGATTACCACATGTATAACAATATCCTGTATTTTTTACAAGATTTTTAATATCTTTATATCTAATTTCAGGTTTCTTATTTAATAATCTTTTTAATGCTATATCTGTTTTTTCAACTAATAATTTTGAACATTGTAAACATATACAACTTAATACTGACTTTAAATGTGAAAAAAATCCATAATGAAAAACAGGTTCTGCTAATTCAGTATGACCAAAATGTCCAGGACAATTTTCAGTATTTAATCCACATGTTGTACAATTTAAATATATATCACATGTCCCAAGACGAAGATCAACTAATCCTCCTTTCTTGGGTTCATAATTTTCATATGATTCAGGTAAATTAATACCAAATGGATCATTACTAACTGAAGAATATGACTTCACTTCTTTATTTGTAAAAACACAAAATTTAATTTTATTAATTTTTTTTACATCTTCTGTATAAAATTTCGGATCTATAGACATTTCTTAACTTATATTGATATAAATCTTTATATATTTAATTATCAAATTTTTTTAACTAAAAATTAATTAAGTTTTTATTGAAATATTTTTTCGTTTTTAAATTAATGGTAGAAAAGTTAACTAAAAATTTACTTAATCGTATTATAACCGAAATTAAAAAAGAAGAAAACCAAAAGAAAATTGAAATTGAAATATTGGATCCAATTTTATTTAATTTTTTAAATAAAATTTATCCGTATTTTAAATTTATTTTTATAATATTTATGTTAAACTTTATTCTTGTTTTAACAATTTTTATTTTATTGATTTATGTTAATAAAAATTCAATAATTATCAGTTCACATTCATCACTTAGATAATTAAAAAAAATATAATATAACATTATATAATGATTGTTATTCCTATTAATTTAATTTTAAAACTATTTATAATTTTTATTGTTCTATTTAGTGTAATTAAAATAATCCCAACAGAAAATATTTTAAATAAAGATTTAATTTTAATTGTTTCTATAAATTTAATTGTTTTTTTTATTTTACAAAAAATATTTAATTAAAAAATTTTATTATATCAATAATAGTATAATGAATTCAAACGATATTAATATTCGTAATCTCTTTATTAGTTTATTTAAAGACTCAAATTCCAATGATCCAGAAATACGTTATTTACTTGAAACAAATAATATTGAAACATACAAAATGTTTATTCAAATTAATAAATATTTTCATCAATATTATTCTAATTCAGATATCAAAACTATTTACCATAAAAATAATATCATTACTAATATGAATGATCCTAATTTTTCTTCATTAAATAATAAATTAACACCAGATAGTATATTAAATAATATAACTGAAATGATGACTGATATAATAAATAATAATCCATTTACAGACACATATGCAACATTTACATCAAGTTCATCAGCACCATATTCTTCATCATCATCAGTACCATCATATTCATCAAGTTCATCAGCACCATATTCTTCATCATCATCAGTACCACCATATTCATCAAGTTCATCAGCACCATATTCATCATCATCTGTACCACCATATTCATCGTCTTCATCAGTACCACCATATTCATCAAGTTCATCTTTACCACCATATTCATCATCTTCATCAGTACCACCATATTCATCATCTTCATCATCTGCACCATATTCATCAAGTTCATCTTTACCGCCATATTCATCAAGTTCATCAACACCACCATATTCATCATCTTCATCAAAACCATATTCATTATCATCATCTTCAACACCACCATATTCATCAAGTTCATCAGCACCCCCACATTCTTCGTCTTCATTACCACCACATTTTTCAGCAGTAAATCCATGTGACGAAAAAATAAATAAATTAGAAAATCAAATACAAACAATAAATAATAATTATGTGAATACATTATTTGATATATTATTAAATAATCAAACAATAACACAAACTGAAATAAATAATATAAAATTACAATTACAAAAAGGAAATACAGATTATGGCACAATTGTATCATATTTAGAAAATAAAATAAATATATCAAAACATTTATTTACTCCATCAAATACAGATAATACTTTTAAAAATAATAATAATTTAGATAATATATTAAATAATAAATGGTTTGTTCCATTACCAAGACCACCAATATGTATATCTGATAATCCAATTGTCGTAAAACAAAATGACAATTATTCAAATACATATTCAAATTTTTAATCATCCATTAATTTATTGTATTTTAAATATTGATTATATAATGTTGGCATATATTTACAGCCATTAAATTTAATATTATACCAAATTTTTGATAATTTTAAAGCATCTTTCCATTTAATATTATTATTTTCAAGAATTTTAATAAATTTTATTCGTTGGTTAAATCTTTTATTTGATTCGTAATTATATTGAACAAACGATTCATTATTATTTAAATATTTAATGGTTTTTTCCTCATCCATATATTAAAATATATGAATTAAATATTTAAATAACAATTTTTTCTAATAAATATTAATGAAAAATATTGTGATATTTATTTTATTGTTAATTATATTTATTATTTTATTCACACATAATGAAAATTTTGATGAGACTAAAATTAAAACTAAAGAATTTGCAAATAATACAATATTAGAGTTTAATTATAAACAATATAAACAATATTTATATAAATATTTTAAAAAAATAAACATTAAAAATCTAAAAAAAATTCCAGTAAGTAAGGATGGTAAAATTTTTTGTTCAGTTGCATCATATAGAGATAAAGAATGTCCATTAACTGTAACAGATATGATAAATAAAGCAGCATATCCACATAATTTAGTTATATGTATATGTCAACAAAATGATTTAAAAGATATTTCATGCTTTGATACATATGATTTAAAAGGTGCAACAATAAAAAAAATAATATTAACTGATAAAGAAGCACGTGGTCCTTGTTGGGCACGATTTTTAATACAACAAGAATGGACAGGAGAACAATATTTTTTACAGACTGATTCACATATGAGATTTCAACAAGATTGGGATAAATTATGTATTGATGATCTTAATGTATTACCTGAAAAATCATGTTTAACAAATTATAATTCTAATTATAATTTAGAAACTGGATTACCAGATGAAATAAATCAATTACGTGGACCATTAAAAATTGTTAATAAAGAAACAGATGAACATGATGGATTTTTTAGAGTTAATTCTGAATATATTACAAATACTGATAAGCCAATACTTGCATATGGATGGGGTGCATGTTTTAGTTTTTCAAATAGTAAAATTTTACATGATGCTGAATACGATCCATATACACCTTTTTTATTTTTTGGCGAAGAGATGGATATAATGGCAAGAATGATCACACATGGATGGTTAGTATATTGTCCAACACAACCCATAGTATGGACAAGTTTTGATCGAAGTTATAGACCGACTTTTTGGTCTAATCCAGATCAAGGACCATGTGAATTTTTATCACGATTAAGATTATATTATAGATTTAGATATTTAGATGATATACCAAATGAATTAAAAATAGGTTTTAGTGATTATGATTTAGGGACATTTTGTACATATCAAGAATTTTTAACATTTTGTTTAGATGAATTAACAATTGAAGAATTTCATAAAATGATAAATAAAAAATAATTAATTTTATTTTTCGTATATCATTTTATAACTAGGTTTATTATTATACATAAATTCATTTACAATATTAAAATTACATGCTTGATAACATCTTACTGCAGGTATATTATCTTTATAAACAACTAATTTATAAAGTTTAATTTTTTTTATTTTTTTATTCGTTAATTCAATTATGTGTTTTACCGTTTTTTGACAAACTTTATTACCCCTATAATTTTCATTAACATACACCATATATATAAGACCTTCAATTATATTATTATTATTATCAATTTGTATTTTTGCAATTGATATAATGTCATCTTCGTTACATGTAAAATAATAATATGTTTTAATTATAATTTCAGAATATTCAGTTTTATCAATATATATAATAGCTTCTTTTTTTAAATTTAAATAATTAAATTCATATCCTCTAGCTTTAGTAATAATTTTATTGTATGTATCTTTTAGTTTTGTATTTTTTAAAAAAAGTTTATTTAAATTATTAAAATCACCATAAAAAAAATAATAATTTTCCATTAATATATACAAGTATATATTAATAATTTAGTCACATAATAAATAACAGTAATACATAATAAATAACAGTACATAATAAATCAGTGAACATACATAATAACAGTATCATATAATAAATATACATTGTTTATACATTATTAAATTTTATAAAGTTCAATTTTATCAATAATTGAATCAATAATTTGATTATAATATGCAATATTATTTGTTGTAATATTAATTCCATTAATTAGCAAATTAATTTTTGAATCTAATTCATTAATTAGATTAATATTTTGATTATTATGATATTTTTGAAGTTTTAAATAGCATAATATTATTGTTGCTTTTTCAATAAACGGTTTTGATTTTATTGTTTTTAAATCATATGGTTGAACCACAGTTTCACTTTTTTTTTTACATGTTATTTCTTCAGAAAAAGCTTCACTTTTATTTTTACATGTTATTTTTTCAGAAAAAGCTTCACTTTTATCTTTACATGTTATTTCTTCAGAAAAAGCTTCACATTTATCTTTACATGTTATTTCTTCAGAAAAAGCTTCACTTTTATCTTTACATGTTATTTCTTCAGAAAAAGCTTCACTTTTATCTTTACTTGAGTTGTTTATTGTTTCGGTTTGTTTTTGTGATTTTACAAAAAAACGTCCGAATCTTTCATTAAATAATTGTAACATTATAATTATTATTTAGATAGTAAATTTTACTTTTTACTAAATGTATATATAAAATATTTCAATTTTTTATATATTATTTCCATGCTAATGCACCCATACCAGACATAATTCGTATAATATTATATTCTTTAACTATATTTACCATAACATATTGTTCGTTTAATACATTTTCATCTGACGTTACATTTAATATAATATTATTAAATTTACTAAAATTTAAATGACCACTTGGTTGATTATCTGTCGGAAATAAAGAATACGTATAACAATAATATCCAATAGGTGGAGAATTTAAAAATTTAGTATATGGTATAACACTATTCCAATAAGTTTGATTATAATCTGGGACAAAATCAATACCATTTGATTGTATATTTAAATATTTTACTGGACTATATTCTGTTATATGTTGTTGATTTAAATGTATATTAATCAAGTATAATTTTAATTTATAAATTTGATTATTAAATGTATATTTATCCAACATAAATAATAAAAAATTTAAATTATATTTCATAAAAAATGGATCAGTTTTAAATAATTTAATACGTGATGATTGATTTATATTTAAAATTTCAGTATTATTATTTCTTATAATTTGAAAATCATTTAAATACGATATATTGTTTTCAGTAATAATATTATCAATTAAAAATTGATTATATAAATTTAATGTTGTTAAATAATATTGATATTTATTATCATAATTATATGTTATTGATTGATATGCTGTTGTATTTGGATGTAATATTGGTTTAGATATCCAAAAAATATCTTTAATAAGATTATTATATCTTAAATTAATAATTTGATTTTGTTTAAAAATTAGTGTTTGGGGGCAAATAATAAATCTTTCAATAATATATTCATGTCTATTTTGTCCAAATAATAATCTTTCTTCCGTATCTAATAATATTGTATCTAAACAAATTTGTATATTAATAATTGGTTTAACTGAAAATGTAGTTTTTGTCAAGTTATTTTCTAATATTTTATCTAAACTGTTTATTTTATATTTAAAATTTAAATCAATATAAGGCATTGCTATTAATGGAATTCCTAAATTTGATAAATTATAAAACCAAAATGTTAATGGAAAATTAAATTCCCATCCGTTATTATTATAACGAATTTTTATTATATTGTTAATTTGTTTTCTTTTTTCATCATCAAAATAAAAATAATACATTATATTAAATGTATCTTCATTTAATGTTTCAATTAATTGATCACCAAAATATAAACTTAATGAATCAAATATTTTTAATACATTAAATATTGGTTTTGAATTAATTATATTAGTAGTAGTTGATACAACAGTTTCAATATTATTTTTAATATTATATGTATTTTCTGTCATATTAAAATTTCTTGGATTAAATATATTATTAAGAGTAACTGGGGCTTCGATTGAATTCATATAATATCTTGCATGATTTATTTGATTAGAAAAATCAAAACTATTTGTATTTTCATCAACAAAAATATAAAAACTATTAATATTATCTTGATAAAAAAAATTACCATGTTGATATGAATTTTGATAAAAAGATATTGAGTTAACATTTACTGTAATATTATTTATCTGTAATTTATAAAAATAATTAACATTTAATTTAATATTTGATGCCACAATTAATTCTGTATTTGAATTATATAATAATAATTTTACGTTATAAATAGTATCTGCAATTAAATTAATATCTAATGTATTAATTATATTGGTAGCATTATATAGTTGTATTTTATATAAATATGATCCTATATTATTACCATATTGATCTAACGGTAAAAAATAAACATTATTTATATTTTGAATATTATTTATTAATTTAATATTAGCAACTCTATTTAATGATGGTTTATATATTTGACTATCTGATAAATAATATTGATATAAATTAAATGGTTGAATTATATTTGATATATCGGATATTTCTGTATTAATTATTAATTTATTTCCATCAATATATATATTATTATTTTGTATAAGTATATCTGAATTTATATAGTATTCATATTTATCACTATTATTTAATACTAATAATAATGGGTAATCTGCAATAATTAATGAATTATTAAATGTAATATTACTTAATGTAAATGTATTTTTTATAAAAAATTTAGTATTTATTAATTCAGTTTGGGTATAGTTTATATTTAATATAAATTGAATAAAATTTTGAACTGGCGAATTATTTATATCTGCCATAATATTGCCACTAATACTATAAATAAATATTTCTGAATTTGATTGTAATGGATATGTTTCATTTGTATAATATAAAAATTTATCGTTAATAATTATATTTATTACTTCTATTGGTGGTGTTTCACCAATATTAGAATATTGTGTTAAATAATTAATATTAATTAAATCATTTGTTTGACAAATTAATGTTGTTGGATCATATAAAATTATTTCATTTGGTATATAGTCATTATTTAATCTAAAATTAATAGATGTACCTTCATTTAAATTAGATAAATATTGTGTATCAGAACTTAATTTATATATATATTTATTTAAATTTGTTATCTGTTGAATATCATACAATATAACTATACTTATTAACTGTGTATTTAAAATAACGTATGGATTTATACAGTAAATATTATTTGATAAATCGATTAATTGATAAAAAATATTATTATATTTAATATAAGTTGAATTTTTAATATAATTAAAATCAATTTGATAAAATGATAAATATTGATTTGTTTGATTTTTTAATCCAATATATCTATAAATTTCTAATATTGTATTTGGAATTATATTTATTAATGAAGATATATAAATATTTATATTATCAAATTTATATATATATAAATTATTGTCTCTATAATTTAAATTATCGATTTTACTATAATCAATATTTTCAATATTTAAAGAATATAATGTACCAATATAATTTGAACTTACTGTATAATTAGTTAAGCCTACTACAGAATAAGTCGTGTCTTTATGGAAATCATTTTCTAAATAAAAATTTAATTCATTAAACATATACGTATCATATTTGATATCATAAAATTTTAATTGATAAATAACTTCTGGTAAAATTAAAATATTAGTATTATTATTTAATGATATATTATATGGAAATATAGAATCAGATTTAATTGTTAAATTATTGTTATTTTTTTTTAAATAAAATTCATAATTATAGTAATCATAAATAAATACTTCATTTGACAAATCATATAAATTAACTGAATTAAATGTAAAATTTTGTCCAAAATATTCAACAAAGTTATTATTTATATTATTTTTTATTGTAAAATGATCATTAAAATTTGTATTTAATTTGCTTAATTCTGATTTATAATTATTAAAAATATAATTAATAAATAATTTAATCCCATTAAAATAATTATAATTTTTATTTTCATTTAATCCATTGTAAATATTTACTGTTATATTAATATATTCTTGACTATGAATATATAATTTATTTAATAATTGATTTATTTCAATGCCATAACTGCTCGTATTATTATTATTTATTAAATAATTAATTTCATCATGTATTAAATTCATGTTTCGTGTTATCATATTATTATTTAAAATATACTGATTATTGAGACAATATTTTCTATTTATAATTTGTCCATTTATAACATTAAAATATAAATTAATGTCAGTTTCATCAGAAAAAATTAAACAATAACCATTAAATTTAACATTAAATCCTAATTGATTAAAATAATTATTTATTCTATCAATAAAATTTAACCAAAATGTTGAATCATTAATCCAATATTGTAATTGATCTAAAATATTATTTAATAATTGATTTTGTATATTTAATTTATTAATTTCATTATTTGTGTCATGTAAATTAATAAATATTAATAAATCTGATAAATATTTTAATTCATTATCGGTAAAATATATGTTAGTGTTATCTTGTATAATATTATTAATATCAACATATATAATTGCACCTTTATTTAAAAAACTACTATTTGTTGATAATATTGACCAATAATTCCATGTTTTTAAACTATTATAAATATAATATGGTTTAATTTCATTTGATAAATTAATTTTTGACATTATTTCTGGAACTGTTTTAAATAATATTTTATTATTAAAATATTCTGATTTTATTTCTATTTCTGTAAATAATTGTGTTGTACTTATGTCAGTTGGAATTATATTATTTACTATAATATATTGATTATCAAAAATTTGATATTTTTTATAAATTTGTAAATGTGGATCAGCAATATAATAATTAATGTTTGAGTATAATGTATATTGAGTATCATAATAATTATATAATTTATATCTAAAAGTATAACTTTGTGTATCAATAACTGTTATTACAGGTGATGCTATTTTTTCATATATATTATTATTTGCTATTAAATAATTTAATAATCTTGTATCATCATGATTTTGTAAGTTTGATTTAAATATTTTATCAATTGGATTAGAAAATTGTAAATAGTTAATATTTTTTAAAAAAATAAAATTTAAATTATTGCCTAAATATATGTCACTAATTAAATAAAATTGTTCATTTATTAATTGTATAGAATATTTAGTGTCTGAATTTGATTTTATATATATATCTTGATTTAATAAATTATTGAGACCACTATAATTTTTAATTGGTAAATGAAAATTATTATTTAAAAAAAATGGAACACCAATAATATTAATTTCATATTTATA